GCCAAGTCCCAAGCACAGTAGTAGCGCATGGATTCTGGGTCAATGTCCTCGTCATCGTAATACTGAATCATCTCACGAGTAAAGTATTCTCCGTCATCTGATACCGGATTCTGCTGATATAGTGCTGACCAATCACGGGGTCCTACTGCACTACGGATCTGACCCAACGCAGCTAAACTGTATCTTTCTGGGTGGAGTGCTTCTCCATGATCTCGATATTCTTCTTTCTCTTCTGCGATGGCAGGGTAGCGTACAACTTCCCAAAGGTCACCGCCCTCATCAGACGCTTTAAGCAATCGCCCAGCCAAGTCATCGTCATGCCAACGAGTAAGTATGACCAGAATGCCCCCACCAGGAGCCAATCGGGTATAGGCTGTGGAAGTGTACCAATCCCAATTAGCCGATCTATTATTCTCCGACTCACTGTCCTCACGGTTCTTGATAGGATCGTCAATAACGAGAACGTGCGCTCCTTTACCTGTGATACCACCGCCAACACCTGCAGCCACATAGCCGCCACCGCCTGTAGTCAGCCACGCTTCAGCCGACTGCGAATCTGGGTCAAGGCGTGTTTGAAACGCTGTTTTGTAAGTTGGCTCACGCAATAGTTGACGAACTTTACGACTGAATCCCATAGCCAACGAGCCTGAGTACGAACAAGAGATAAATTCGTGTTCAGGATTCCTGCCCAAGTGCCAAGCTGGGAAGGAGACAGATGCAAGCGTACTTTTGCCATGACGAGGCGGCATAAAGAGCATAAGCCTTGGAGACTTTTTTGCCACCACATCACGACTGAATTGTTCCAAGCGTCTGCAAATATCTTTATGAACCCACCCTGCTTGGTAATCTGCGTTAAACCGTTCAACAAACGGGAGTAGCCTCTTGCGAGTAAGGATTCGGAGGGCGAGTTCTTTTCTTGCTTTGTCTTCAACGCTTAACTCCTCTGTTGTTTCTTGTGCCTGAATAGGTGCTGGTGCAGGAAGAGACTCTGTTCGATCCGCTTTACAGTAGACGCAAACGCCATCTGTCCCACTAAACAAAGTCTCTACGTGAAAATTGGTGCAAACAGCACACTGTTTTTTATTCACTTAGGCTCCAGATACGCAGTTTCTCTCCCTGCAATCTCCAGTAGTTCCTCGTCAGTCAGTCGCTCCAACTGCTTAGCAGTCGTATTGATGCTTATGTTCACCTGCGTAGCGTTATCTGGCTCTCCTAGCCCGTGCAACTTGACCAAAGAATCTACTGTATTCTTCATCTCTGTTGCATTTGCTGCTGCGGTGTATGCTTCCATATACATCTGGTGTGCGTTGTTGCGATTGAATCTGACTTCTTCTCGCATCTGTTCCCGAAAATACTCTAGTGCTTTCGATACTTTCGGTAACTTTGATGCGTTAAGTGCAGCGGTGTATGTGCCATACCCTGCTGAGCGACCTGCTGCAGCAACTGTCATGCCACTGCTAATCATTAGCACCAGCCGTTCCTGCTGCACGGTCAACTCGCCAAGCTGTAGGCCCATGTAAGGAACATGAGATTCAAACTCAGCATGGGGCATTTCTACCATATCAGTAGTTAAAGGGTTTCCCACTTCACTCATTAGCGCATCTTATACACAAGAACCTAGTATACACAAGGGTCTGGGAAAAATTTTGCAGAAAAAAATTTGAAAATTTATTCTGAATCGCTGAGACATCATCTCCTGATTTGCCAGAATCAGTTCCCAATTTCTTTTTTTCGCCAACTGGAACCTTGTATCACGTTTGCTATTTGGAACCTTGTCCATCAGTAACCCTTTTGCTTCACAAAAGGGTAGTCGGATCTGTTTGTGAATTTACTTTATAAATCAAGGAGATACAAAATGGAAACAGGTTATCATTGGAATAAGTGGGACCAAAAACAAAAGAGACGTAAGGCTTGGAGATTTTTAGCTAAGTTCATAGGTTCGCTTGCGATACTAGGAACTACAGTCTTATGCGCGGCTTTAGGCACTGGCATGTGTTACGCCTTGGCGGTATTGAATGTAGCACAGTCGCCTATATTAGCTGGTGCATTTGGATTTTTAGGCTTTACTGGTGGCATAGCTACCGTTTGGATTGGTGCATTAATGATTCGTGACAATTATTCATAAGGAGAACTACCGTGACAACAGAAACAATTGAACCAAATGATACAAAGATACTTGATCGGTTAAAAACAGGAGCTACTAAAGCAACAAGCTTTGCATTCAACCTAATGAAACAATGCGGCCAATACGCTTTAGACAATCCACACGATGCACTCATCATATTTGGTGCAGTGTTACTAATGGATATGGAAGATTCACTCGATGCAATCGAGGAAAACACAGAAGTATCTGCCGTAGTGGATGCCTCGACCTACCAACAGTACCTATAACCAATGTGTGTCAAGTGTGTGTCAGGTATGTGTGTCAACTTAGTTTCACTTAACTAACTGATACACATACGCTTTTTACAATGTGTGTCTTGTGTGTCAGGTTTTTCTAATCACAGTTACTGTGAACATAAGTTTTTTTGCGTAAATCAAGGCATTTTTACAATGATTTTAGAAAAAACTAAAACCAAAGAAAAACTAGACACACTTGGCACACAGTTGATTTTACTAAGAAAAAGCTGGCACACATGAGGCACACATTAAGACACACAGCATCAAAATTGACACACGCTGAACCTTTTGCTTCACAAAAGGTTTGTCGGATCTGGTTACAAATTCATTAAATCAGGAGCCAAACATGGCACACAAGTTTCAAGTTTACTTTGAGCAATTCCAAACTAAGTGCGACAACTTAGCAAAAAACAAAAAGCTAAAAGAACTCGTAGCTATTAGCAAGGACAAAAGACGCAGAGCTTACCAATACGCTGATGCGGCTTCAAAAGAAAGTGATGAAAACCAGCAATCTTACTTCATGAAGGTTTCTGAGTACGCTCACAAAGAAGCTGACTACGCTATGAATAAAAGCTTGTCACCGTATCAAAATTGGTTTTTAGGGAGAGATGCAGTATGAACCGTACAACAAAGAACATGTACCCCAAACCGCTTTTATTTAGCGATTATGCGTTACTTCTCACCAACAACATAAACCCAAGTGACAACCAATTCGCAGGAGCTACTGATGATTGGTACGTTTTATACAATGAGGCTTGGAACCGAGATTTACATTGTTATGGAGAATCTATGCATTCAGCCTTTAAACAATGGATTCTCAATAGTTTAGATGCTGAATGTATTCAAGACATCCAATACTCAGTAACACTCAAGGCTTTCACTTTCAGAGCGTTATCATTTTGATAGCGCATAACTACTCAACAGAAAAACGAAAGATTGATCAGATACTTTTCTGGTCATTCTTTCATCATCGAAATTTTTGGATCGGAGGTTCAAAATGGCAACAGACGTAGAACTTATTCAACTCGCTAAGAATGTAGGCAGACAAGAAGCAATTAACCACATTCTTAAAATACATAGCTCCAAAAGTAAAAGCATTGAAGAGCTAAGACTATTCGATTGGCTTATTACTGAACTAACAGAGTGGTCAGATAGGCAAGAAAAACTCGACAGGAAGCTCGATGGCTTGCTGGGCGAGATCAAAGAAGACAACGCTGTTGCAAGCTGACTCTTTTGCTTCACAAAAGAGTTGTCGGATCAGACAGTAAATAAACCAAAAAGCCAGTAAGGAGTACAGGCAATGAAAATGTTAAACCTTCACATTGAAAGATGGTCTTTAGTTACAGAAGACGAAGACGAGTTCGTAAATCGAATCGACTTATCAGCAATTGGTAACACTGAAGAATTTGGGTTCACCACAACCCAAGCATCCATTGACTCTGTAATGGAGTCAAACAATAACATGGTTCCAGTTGGTATGGAATCTTACTACGCAAACCCATTGTCAGGAGGACAATAACCATGAGTGATATATCTTTTTTACCAAAAGCACTAGAAGCCATTGCAAACTCTAAGAGTGGCATGGCATCAGTAGCACGCAACGTTTTGCTTCAAGACGTAACACGAGAACCAGCTGTGGCGTATCAGATCCTTGGAACCTACGTGGAGCTACAAGACGCAAGAAGCTCAGCAAAGAAGAACAATGAAGGCTACACAGGTATCAAGCCTGAAAGACTTCTCTCTTTGCCCGAAGCTCTCATGAACCAAGTTTGTTGGCACGCACGTAAACAGATTGTTGCCCAACAGATAGCAGAAGATACTGATCTTCAAAACGGCATTGATTACAGTCAGGATACAGCTGACATCACGGGTGTTTACACAGAAACCAAGAACATCCCAGAGATCGTGTGTGAAGATTACAAAACAATGCTCGCTATCTA